AATCGCTTAATTTCTTTTTTATAATCTTTACTATGCTTTATTTCTTCAATCTGTTTGTCCATTTCTTCTAGTATTCTTTGTCTATCATATCCTGATAAAATATCTACTTCTAATATAAACTTTTCTCTATATGCTTCTGCTCCATTTAATATTAATCTTCTAGCCATTTCTTCATAATCAATCATTTGCATCTTTTTTTCCCTTTCCTTTACATAGATTTTTTACTGCTTTTATACAATTTCTGCATAAATCCGCTTCTTTTCTATTGTTGATACTTACTAATTGTCTACTTATTCCTGATAATTTTTCTCCACATCTATCACATATATACCAACTTTTTCTTTTGTTTTTTACATTTTTTTCTATTAGCAATTTAATCTTCCTCCTCTATGATAATCGCTATCTTTCTTCATTTAATGTATCTCAATTCTATTATCTTTGTCTCCTGCACATTTTAAATTTGTTATTCTTCTTGCCTTATATGTTCTACCTTCTTGGTTACTTTTTAATGTTCTTAGATTCTTTATTACCTGGATAATGTCTCCTGTTATTAACTTGTTATTGTACTTGTCTGTAAATCCTTTTAGCGTCATTACTTTATTAAGTTCATCTTTGCTTTTTCTTCTTTTCTGAAGAACTTCTTTTAGAGCTTTTGCTACTTGTGTCATCTCTACAGCATTTAAATTTCCTAACTCTAGCTCATGAAGTAGATCATTTCTTGCTAATTCCTTTTCTCTTATATCTTCTTCTAGGTCCAATTTTAACTTGTCTATTCCTTCAAAAAAGTTTTTCATTTGTATTAAAAAATCTTCTTCATCTGTCATAGCATCTGTCCTTTCTATAAACAAGTAGTTTATACTTTGTGTCTTTTTATTTGATTTATTAGGTATTTCTGCAAATCGATATTTTTCTTCGTTCTACATAAGTTTATATCAGCAATTTCCTGTTCTAATTCTTGTACTCTATCTTCTAATTTCTTATTTTTATATAGTTCATCATAATAAAGTTGTTCGTAGTCTTTCATTTTTCTTTCCTCTTATTAATACGATCTATTATTCTTGCAATATTTAATCCAATCTTTGTCAAATCAGAATTTTCTTTAACAAATTTATTTTGGTTCATTATCAATTCTTCTGCATCTGATACCAACATAAGATTCTTTATATCACAATTTCTCTTATTTCCATCTGCAAACATAATTTTATATCCACTTGGTATGTTACCATACATACTTTCCCATATTACTCTATGTTTTAAAACCCAATTTTTATGGCCTTTACCATCTTGTATCTTAACTAAAATATATCCATCTGAATCTAATCTTTCACTTCCTATTTCTCTGTGATTTGGTGGAATATTACCTTTTTTAAAAGTTGTTTTTCTTGACCTTTCTTGTGATTCTTTTGGCATATACTCATCCCATGTTTTACCTTTATTCCATGATATTTGACCTTTTTGAAACTGTCCTCCTGTAATTCCACTATGTAAATTTAATTTATTCTTACGATTAGCTATTGCACTTTCACTTAATTTCATATTGAATTTTTTATTATATCTTTTGGTTAATTCTTTAAGTGTTATTCCTTTAACATTTTTAGTAAGCCATCGGTCTTCTTTTTCGGACCATTTATGTCTCATCTTTTCCTTCTCCTAATTGCAATATTTCTGGTATCTCTTCTTTCTTACCATATTCGTCATAATGCTTTACTGCTTTTAAAGCTAATTCTCCGTTATTTATAATAGCTTGTGCTATTCTTGCCATAATCTCTGCTCTTTCTCTTTCCTCTTGTAAAGCATCTCCCTTTAAATCTTCATCATTTAGTCTTTCTAATTCCTCAAATAAATGATTATTTAAATCTACTAATTTATTTTTCATTGCTTGTCCTTTCTGTAATATGCTATATTACAATTTAATTTTTTGTTGCATTTCTAAAATTTATGTGTTTTTTTGTTCTTCCTCTAACACTTTTTGCAAAGCTTCCTCAAACGTTTCTACTATTTCATTATCAGTCATATTAAACTTTATGCTTAACCAGGTTGCTAGTCCGTAAAAATTTAATTCTTTTTCCATATTTCCTCCTGTTTCCACTCAACTCTTTCATTCCATTTACATTTATAAATTCCTATAAAATTAGGATTTTCTAATCTTTGACAACCTAGGCAGTCTTTACATATTCCTATTAGTTTTTGATATTTCATAAGCTACTCCTCTACAAAATCTCTTACTTTAATTTTTACAATTACTCTGTTTCCTAATCTATCTTTTAACTCAACTTTAGGTCTTGCAACTAATCCCTCACTTTTTGCTGTTCCTATCAATGAATTAGGCTTTGTTTTTACCCAATCTATACCTTTTTGTAAATTACCACAGAATACTACTGGAGCTACTTCAATATTTAATGAATTTGCTATGCTATATACCGCTTCTCTTGCTAAAAATATTCCATCTATAATTACATCAAATAAAGCAAAACTATTATCTTGTCTATAATCTCCACCTTTTTGTATTTTTGCTCCATATCCTTCTCCAATTAAAGTAACTTCTTTTTCTCCAAATAATTGCTCAAACATTTCCTCGTTTACATTTCCACCAAATTTACTAATTAAGAAGTTCATTAATTGACTTGGTATTTGAGCCCTATCAGTTCGTCCAAAATATTGTATTTTGTGTCCGTCCCAATATATTCTTATATTTGTACCATCTATTTTTTCAGTAAACTCCCATTCTATATCTTTTAAAAATTGTATTGTTTCGTTTCTCCATTCATTTTCATTTAACTTTTTAGTATTATCATCTCTTTTAAAAATTGTTTCTATTTTGTGATATTCTTTAATCATCTTTCTTCCTCCTCATTTATCTTCTCTACTAATCCTGCTTGAATTAAATCATATAATGTATCATCTAATTCTCCGTCTAATCTTGTTAATTCAATTTTTCTTGAGCTTTTACTTATTCTATAAAAATTTTTATCATCGTTTTCATTGTTTAAATATACTTTTTTAACATAAGATAATGGGTTATATGTAATAGATGTTACAAATCCAAAATCTTTTAATTTTTCTAAATCAACATAATCTTTTATCTTTAACATCTTTCCTCATCTTCCTTTACTTTTTTGTATTTATCCCAATTTACTACATTAGCTCCTACTATTCTCCAATCGATATCTAGTCCATCTACATAAACTACTTTACATTCTTTACTAAAATTTCCTCTTGCTATCAGAACATCTGTGCCTTGTTTTATTCTTTTAATTATTAAATAGCTTATATATCCTGCTTTATTAGCTTTTTGTATTAACTCTATTACATCTTCTTTTTTCTTTAAAACATATTTCTCTCTGCCTTTTCTTCCTGTTAGATATATTTTAAAATAATTCGTCATTTTTCTTTATCCTTTCATAAACAGCTACAGTCTTTCCTGTATAATCACATTTCTTTTTCCCAACTACTCTTACAATCTCTTTCTTGCATAGTTCTGTAAGACGTGGTTGTACGTAATTTCTTTCAGTAGATGGAATATAGCCCAATTCAAATAATTCTACTGCAATTTCCTTAGCTGTTTTAGGCTTGTCCATTCTTGAAAGTATCTGCTCATATCTTATTTTCTTCTTTAGCTGTATATCTTCAAAACTCATCTGTCGAGTAATCTGCGTTACTGCATTCATTTGTACCATCTCCTATATATTTTACATGTCCTAAGACTATCATTTTCAATATTCTCGCTCTATTTACATTATCAAAACTTAATAACTGTTTTTCGTTTATTTCTAACATTTTTTTACCTTTCTAAACTTACAAATCTGCTTAAATTTTTATAAAATTTAAGTTCTGATTTTCCTACATTTCCTGCTCTTTGCTTTTGTAAATCAACTGTTACCAAATTATTTTCAGAATTTTCCTGATATAAGAATATTACATTGTCAGCATCTTGCTCAATAGCTCCTGATTCTCTTATATCTGCTAATGATGGTGCTTGTCTACTCGCATTTCTATTTAATTGGCAAAGTGCGATTATAGGAATATCTAAGTCTAAGCTTAATAATTTTAACGTTCTTGATATATCAGCAACTTCTTGCTCTCTCGAATTAAATCTTCCGTTATTTCTTACAAGTTGAAGATAATCAATTATTAATAAATCTAATTTATCTTGATTCTTTAATCTTCTTGCTGCTATTTCTATTTGCTGAATTGTACTAACTTTTGTTAATAATCTAAATTTCAATTCTCCTAATTGCATACAATCAGCTCCTACTAGCATTTTTTCTTCTTCTGTCATATCTCCATTTCTTATCTTTCTTGAATTTACTCCTGTTCTTAAAGATAATAGCTTTTGGATCATCTGAGTTTCAGACATCTCTAAACTTACATAGCATACATTTTTTCCTTTTTTTGCAATGTTTTCCGCAAGTTGTAATGAGAATGTTGTCTTTCCTACTCCTGGTCTAGCTCCTATTACTGTTAACTCTCCATTATGTAATCCATCTGTTAAGTCGTCTAAATCAATATATCCGGTATATAAACTTAAATCTTCTTTTTTGTTTATATTCTTCTCAATTTCGTTTGCTGTCTCTACGACCTGTTTAATAAATGTTTCATCTTTTTGCGTTTGAAACTCTATTTTCTGCAATTCACTTATTAATTTTTCTATAAATACATCAACATTTTCTATAGTTTGAAGTTTTATTTGATTTTCTTTTAATAAGCCAAACATTTCTCTTCTTTTGGTATATTCTTTGAGTTTATAGTAAACACTTTCAGCAGTTTCTTTGCGAATATAATCTCCAAGATGAGTTATGTATTCTAGCATTTCAGGATTTTGTATCTTCTCATTAAGAGATAATATTGTTATATCTTCTTTTTTAGCTTGTAATTCTATAATTGCCTTTATAATTGTTTTATTTTTATAGTCTAAAAAATCTTTTTCACCTAGCTCATACTTTTCATCCTGGAAAATCAAATAAAATAACATTGCTTTTTCTAGTTCTATATCATTCATATTTTTTACCTCTCTTTAAATATTCTGAATCTGTTAATGTTATTTCTTTATAATCTTTTTGTTCTTCCGGAAATTTATATCCTTCTTTTCTTGCCCAATTTCTTAAAGTAGCTACAAAGTCTTTGTACTTTTTTCCATGACTCTGAATATAATCATCTAAGCTCTGTATTCTTTTAGCATAATCTTTTGGAAACATCTTTTGTAGTTTTAAATATTCATCGTCTGTTAATTTTACATTCTTAAATTCTCCAAATTCTTTTTTATTTATTTTTTCTTTTTTTTGTTTAGTTTTGTTTTGTTTATTTAATGTGTTCGCTGTGTTATTCGTTGTGCTATCGGTTTGTTGTTCGTCTTGTTGCTCGTTGTGTTGTTCGTTCTGTTGTTCACTTTGTTGCTCAAATTCTATAATCTCATAAATTCCAGCATTGTTGCTTTTTCCTTTTTGATACTTAATATATCCTTTTTGTATCAAATTGTTTCTTGCTCTTTGTAATGCTGAAATATTTAATCCTGTAAACGTCATTAGAGTTGTATTTGCTACTGTAAAATTCTTTATCCAATTACATCTATTGTTTATATTTAACAATGCAAAATATAAACATTGAGAATTAGCATTTAAAGGATTTATTAGTAGTAACTCATAAAATTTGTTTACTTGTTTTAAATAATTCATTAAGTTTTCTCCTTTCGTATAATATCAATATTAGCTCTAGTGTTTATCTTATAAATGTTCCTATTTAAAAATCTTATTTATTTTATGGTTACTGTGTATAATACCAATAATAATAATTAAATAAAGAATTATAGCTATTAATTCTGGTAATAATACTAAAATCCAATTCCAATTTATTACATTTATTAATTTTAAAACTATAAAAACTATTGTTAAAAATTCAGTGAATCCCATTTTTTAAGTCCTCCTTTTTATTCTTCATAATTATTTTTAAATTCTTCTAAAAATTTTTCTTTACTATATTTTTTTATAAACTTCTTTTTGGCAAAATCATGTAAATATTTTCTAATTACTATATCTACATCTGCTCTGTTATGGCATCTTCTGCAAAGATAATATATTAATCCAAATTCCATACTTTTTTGTCTATTTGAACCGCCAAAAGCTTCATGTTTGTCCAATTTCTTTTGTTCTTTATTGCATAGAAAACATTTTGTGTCATTTTTTTGCAATATGCTAAATCTATTTCGTTCTTTCTTTGCAAGTTTATTGCTTTTTTGTTTTATTTGTTTTACTATTATCTGCTCTGTTTCTTTTGAACTTTTTTTCATATCTTTTGGTTTAGGATATGGATTAAAGCTTTTTCTTAAATCAGTTACTAACATTTTTATTCCAACTTTCTAATAATTTATCTATCTCTTTTTTAGGCTTTGTATCAATATTTTGCTCTTCACAATCATTAATAAGTCCTTTTATAAAAATCGACATTTCTCTAGTATCATATTCACTAGTTCCTTTGTATACTTTGTACCATTTATATTTTTTTCCTTTTACTGTTGTTTCGCCTTCTTCTGTATAATATTTAAAATAATATTTTGGATTTACTTGTTCTGAAATAAGTACTAATTCTGATTGTCCATAATCTTTTAATTTTAATAAATATGTTTCTTCTTTGCTCAAATTCAAAACATTTGCTAATTCATTTATTAAAACCCATGCATAAGCATTAGCATTTAATGATCTGTGTTGAAAAAATTTCTTTATATTAACTCTTAAATATGTGTTTAAATACTTCTGTAATTGATTATGTATTCCTCTAGATTCAAAAAGTATTGTTATCATTGTTTGATTATTAAAATTTGTCTTTATATCTATTATCCTTGCTTTATCTTCCATATTTTTCTCCTAAAAATTTTGACTTTTGAAAATTTATATGATATAATGTATCTATGAATGATTTACATAAATACATTTTGAATTAGTCAATGTTCGCTGCATTGTCTAATTCTTTTTTTACGTCTTTTCTAAACTGTATTAATGCCGTAATAGTTCCATAAGATGCATTGTACATCTTCTTTATAGCTAATAGTACTTTGTGATTTCTTTGGTTCTCTAAATGTTCATAGTCTAAATCTTCTCTCATTCTTTTGCTCTCTTCTCTCCATTGTTTTACACTTTCAGTTAATAGAGTGTTTTCTTGCTTTA